TTTTTTTTTTTTAATGATACGGCGACCACCGAGATCTACACTCTTTCCCTACACGACGCTCTTCCGATCTAAGGGCCGACAGCTCCTCTTCTGCCTCGCGATCGCCGCCGCGCCCCGGGCACATCCAGCCGCCCAGTGCCGCTGCGGCCGGGGGGCCAAGTCCCAACCACTTAAGAAACTCCCGCCTGTTCATCTTGCCACCGTTTTGATTTCTGCCGCGGGGTTGCCGCTCGGCTGTTCAATGTTTACCACAACGCCGGTCTCGCACACCAGATACCCGATAGACTCAACCCTCAGTTCGTGCTTGCCCGGCCGCAGAATCACGGCCCGCTTGTGAAGCTGGGCCGTGAGGGCTTCATTGTCCCGGCGGACGCCAGCCACCTCATCGCACCAGCCGCAAAACCAATCATCGTACACGTTGCGAAGGCACTCCACCGGGTGCCCGCAGTCCAGCGTTTTGCCCATCTTGCCGCCTTTCTTGTACTACCCGCCCGACTCCACCTCTGCCATTCGCGCCCCCACGCGCGTCCGAACCTTCGCCCGTTCCCGCATCCGGGCGGCCTGCCAGCGGTCGTAACTGGCCCGGGCCTCGTCCGGCGCACTCGCCGACCGCACGCCCGCATCGGTAGCCTCATAGGCCGGGAACGTCACCGGCCCCACATCGAATAGCGGGTCAACCCCCAGAATCTCTCTGATCTCCAGCGTATGGCCGCTCTCCTGCGTCTCCGTCCGCCACTCTTCCTTGCCGACCCGAAAGCTGAATGAGCTGCCCGTGATGTCCCCGCGCCGGATGTTCGTGGTCACGTCGCGGCCGACGCCGGTGTCGGGCTGGTCTGCCTCATACCGCAGGCCACGGCTATCGGTGGATAGCCGCGCCGTCCCCGCACTGGTCCGGCCCAACACGTTGTCTGGGTTGTGGTTGAACAGCACGCGAACATCGTCTTCGCGCACCGCCCGACCGAACGCACCCGGCATGATTCGCTCGACAACGCCCGGCCACAGCTCGTATTGCGTCTCCGGCGTGCCGTCGTAGAACACGGCCCCGTATCCCACGACCACGCCGCCGCCTTCGGTGTCGCGAGCCTCGACCCGCGCCCGCCCCTGTTCCGTGAATCGCCGCTCAGGCATCGTCATGTCTCCGTAGCTGGTGGCTGACCCGTCGGCCAATCACTGAATCTGCAAAGGTCTCCGGCCCACTCTCCGCCTCGCTGTCGCACCACTCGCCAACCCGCGCCGCCAGTTCGTCAGGGCGGCACTCGGCAGCGGCCAGCATCCCTGCCCGCACGCCGCCGAAGTACCGCTCCCGGAGGAGGAGGAGATTCGGTTGTCGCCTTCCATCTCGACCGCCCAACTCGCAAACCGCCCCCAGCACCGGCCCGAGCATACTATCGAACGCCGCGCCGTGGTCCCGCTCCAGCCCGTCAATCCAATCGACGAAGCTATCCGGCGATCTAGCCGCTTTCCGTGCATGTACCGCGATCCGCTTGTGGACCCGCCGCATAACGTCAACCAACAGAACGCGATGGGCGGCCAACGCCCGCTCGCCTTCGTCCCCGCCCTCGTCCTCCTCCTCTTCGTTTTCCGGGTCAGGTTGTGGCAGTTGTGGTGGTATGGGTGCGGGTTCCGGCGGCGTGTCGTCGTCGTCCTCTTCCCCCATAATCTCGTGATTCAGCGGCATGCGGAACTTTTCGCCCAGGCCGTCGGGTAGCGGTGGGCGGTTGCGAATCGCCCGGGCCTCATCGACGCTCAACAGCCCGTTGTTCACCTCGACAGCCAGCGAATTGACCAGCGTTTCGGTGTCTGTGCGGACCAGCGCATCCCGCGTAAACTCCCAGAAATGCGAGTCCGCGTCCTTCTCCCGCTCGGTCAACAGCTTGTCGTTCAGCTCCGCCTCCCACCGGCAGAACCACAAGTCATAGCAGTCGCCCAACAGCGACTGTTCCTCTTGCTCCAGGCTGGCGTATGCGGTACGCCCTTCGCCGCCGCACTTGTGGACCGGCAGGCCCAGCACGTTGGCGACATGCACGAAGTCAAGCTGCTGGGCTTCTACGAGGATCGACTGCCGCGCGTTGTCGGCCAGCACCTTGGCCGTCAACCCCTGTTCGAGGATCGCGGTCTTGTGCGCATTGTCAACGCCCTGGTGCATCGTCTTCCACTGAGTCGCCAGCTTCTTGGCGAAGTCCGGCGAGATGTTCACCCCCTGCGGCGCCTCGATCACAACGCCCGGCCGCGCGTGATTCTTGAAATAGACGTTGCCGTGTTTGCGGGTCACGATCGCGCCGCCCAAAGTCTCCTTAGCAAACTGGATCACGTCGTAACCGATCAGCCCGTCGCCACCGAACCCCTTGATATGCAGCACGTCCGAAGCGGGCAGCTTGCGTTCCTGCAATTCATCCTGCCACCAATACTGCGTTGCGTACCACAGTTCGCCGTTGACGCGCAGTGGGAACGTGCCGAGCGGATCGAGCGGCAGCAGTGCCGTTGGCTCGCCGCCGCGAGTGCGTTCGATGTAAGCATAGCCGTTGCCCCGGCCGGTCAGCAGCGCATGGGCCGTAATTGTCTGCTTGAAGTCCAGGGCATTCATAAACTCGTTGGGCTTGCGGGTGAGTAGCTTTTCGGCTGGCGTCGCGTCCCGCTCCTTGCCGCCATCAATGCGCCGGTAACGATGGATCGGCGTCTTGCCCACGATCCCGGCGATCAGGCTGCAACCCTTCCACGCCGCCGAAACCGTCAGGGCTGTCTGGGTGTTGACCGTCTCGCCCGACGACGACTGCGTACCACCCATCATCATCGACCCATAGGGGTGGTCCCAGTCGATTTCAGATAGCGGGACGTTGGGATTCTCGATACTGCGGCCACTGCCGGTCGCCAGAGACTTGATCGCCCCGATCATCCTTTGGGCTCCTGGTCGCCGCGCTGGGCGGCCCGACCTTCCCCGATGGCCGTAACCACCGACGACACCACAAGTAGTACCCCGGCGGTTATTATACCACAAAATGCAGAGTGCATCCACATGCCCAGGACCAGCAGCCCGCACCCCGCCCAGTAGCCCAGCTCAAGCCATACGTGACGCCTCATAGGGCCAGCCCCTTCCATAGTACCACGGCTACGGCCGCCAGCAGGGCCGTTAGAATTATGCGCTTGCACCACCGCCACCGTCGCCACCGGCGCAGGGCCGGGCCGTAGCGGACGAAGGAAGACAGGGCAGGGTTGCCGTTCTTCTTGGCGCCAAGCGCATACCTCTCGAACCATTTGCGCCTGATTTCGTGGCGCCGGGAGAGCCGCCCCCGCAATTCATGTTCGATGGCCTTTTGTGTTGCCTCAACAAACCGCCGGAGATCTGCTGACCTGTCGCACCCCTCCGGCGCCGCCGGCCGGGCTTCGCCGATCTCATCCAACCGCCGCGCCTTCAGGCCGCCCTCCAAAACAACCGCCTTGGTGCCCGTAGCGGCCCGCCATGTCTCACCCAGACGTTTCGCCGCTTCGTGCGTGAGATGTTGCTCCGTTTCGAGGACGTAGAGCGGCTCGCTCCCATCACTGCCAGGGGGCGTGCCGTCTACCATCTTGACGCTGAACGTCTGCACGGCGTCATCAACGCATAGCAGCGTTGTAGTCGCCATAACGGCCTCCCGCTAACCAATCACCAAAAGCTCGTCCCGCCCGTAGCCCACCGGCCCGGCGCTCTGCTCCGCCAGGCCCAGGGCCATGATCGCACATACAACCCCGTCGATCTTTCCCTTGCTCGCGCCCTTCGCCTTGCTCGGTTTCATGTTGCCCGCCGCGTCGATCTCTACCGCCACGTTCCCGGCCATCCAATCCAGTACCGGATTCGCCCCGTGCTCCAGCGTCCCGCCCTTAATCGCCGTCTCAAATGCCAGCGTCGGGGCGGCCATGCTGACGAAGCCCTGGCCCCAGGCCACCACATCGAAGCCATCGCCCCCCAACTGAACCGCCAACTGCATGCCCTGGAAGTTCCGATCGGCCGCTATTCCCCGGACACCGTACCGCTGGCCTAGCTCGTTGATGTCCCGGCGCACCACGTCATAGTCGGTGACGTTCCCCGGTGTTGTGCGGATCAGGCCCTTATCAATCCACTGCCGATACATCCGCGTTTCCTGCTCCCGCCGCCGGTCAATCGCGGCCTCGGGACACCAGAAGAACGGCAGGAGCTTGAACCGCCCGTCAATCGGGAACCCCAGCACAAACGCCGTAAGGTCCGAAGTGCTGGCCAGGTCAAGCCCCGCATAACACGTCTGGCCCGCCAGCGCTTCAGCATCAACGTCGCCCCGGCACGCCTTCCACTCGTCCGCGTCTAGCCACAGCACCGACTGCCGGGTACGGATGTTCAGGTCGCGCCGCAAGAATGCGTTGCGAGCCCCGGCCGATTCCTTCGCCTTGCGGCACTGGGCCTGCATGTACTCTAGTGACTTACTCACTTCCAGGTTGGGATTGACCCGCCACCACACCGCCTCATCCTGCCAGTCGTCTTTTTCGTCGGCCGCCCAGATGGCTGGCAGGAATGCGGGGTCTTCGATTTTCCTGTCCCGCACCGCGCACGCATAGTCATACGTCTCGTTGCAGATCGACTCCCGCTCGAAATCGGCCGTCGTGATCGCGAACAGCAACGGGTTCCGCCGGGCACTCATGGCCGTTTCCATCGCGTCCACAAGCTCGCGGTCGGGCTGCGCGTGCAGCTCGTCGATCACCCCGACGTGCATGTTCCAACCGTCCATCCCACCGGACGAATCTCGGGCCACCACCTGATATGCCGTCAGGTCATCTACATTCGCCGGGTGATCAACAAGCTGGATCGACTTGCCCGGGCCGCCCGCCCGGCGGTCGCCGTACACATGACACCGGGCCGCTAGCGCGTCGTTCCGCTTGCACATCCGGGACGCATGCTGGAACACGAGCGCCGCTTGCTCATACTTCGCCGCCGCCCCGTATATCTCGGCCCCCGGCTCCCCGTCTTCGAATAGGGCATACAGGATCACACCCGCGGCGATCGGGGTTTTCCCGTTCTTCCTGGGCACGTACAGCAGCGACCGGCGGTAGCGGCGCGTCCCGTCGTCGCGCAGCCACCCGAACAGGTTGCCGACAATCGCCACCTCCCACGGCTCCAGGTCGAAACCGTGTCCGCCCTTCGCCCCCTTGACGTGGCACAACTGCTCGGGGAAGAACCGCACCGCCGCGCGCGCCGCCTTCGCGTCGAAGTACCAGCCGGCTGGCGCCGTCGCCCACGGATCGTAGCCGGGTATCAACGTCCGGCAGTAGTGCTCAATCTGTTTGTTCGTCAGCCGAAAAGGCTTGCGACGGATGACGGGATGCTGGGTCGCGCTTTCGCGTTCGCATTTGTCTCGCGCCCTCGCCCGCCACCCGCCGCGCGCTTTGATGCGGGCCGTATCCTCCCTGACCGGCCCGCGCTCCCCGGCATTTGCCGGCCTGTCGGGCGCTCTCCGCACCCGCTTCTTAGCCGACGCCGGGGCCTTTTTCTTGGCCGCCCGCTTGGCTTTCCGCTTCGCCTTCGGGGTCCGGGTTGTGCCGCGCTTAGCCATCGCACCCCACGTGCTGCGCCTCCGCCGTCCGGCACCGACGCAGAATCCGCGTCTGTTCTTTGCTTACCAGCCAGTGCCGCCCCTCATCATCTACTGTGACGAACGGGCCACGGCGCCGACGACGGCGGATCACCCACACCCGACGACGCCCCACCATGATCGGCTCGCCGTACTGCGCGGTGTTGTGCTCGACGCGAAGGCGATCAATCCGCCCAGCCTTCACGCCGCCCGCATCGTGCGTTTCAGATACGCCGCGCATGCTTACCATCGTGTGCTCCGGCGAATCACTCGGGCGAATCGCTCGGACTATCAGGGGTTTGCGCTGCATTGTTGGGCTCCCACTCACCACAGGCGTCCGTACATCGGCCTACTACCGGCCTCGTGCTACTGACTGATCCAGTTCCGTCCATCGTCACCCAGGCATATACCTGCGGAGGAAACCGCCAGCACTCGTCGCCATTCATCCGGTAGCGGCACGTCCCACACTTGCGTTTCGTCCGCCTTGGATTCACCGCCCGCTTCTTACCCGCCATCGCCGCCCCCCTCCTTCGCCGCCTGTTGCTGCATCGGCAGGTCGCGCATCCACGCGAGCCAATCGTGCCACGGCTCATCTAGCCTGTCCTGTAGGTTTTTGTATTCGGCATAGCCGTCTACTTCGTGCTCCATCGCTATGTCTTCGACTCCGTTTCGGAACAATGCCAACTTGATTTTCATCGTTCTGTCCTTTCGTTTGGGTTGTTCACTGGGCCTTGAGAATCATCAGAAAGCCCATCGCGCCCCACAGCAGAATAAACGCTATGCAAATGGCACAGCACGTCCACCGTAGCCAGTCTGGCCACTCATCCATCATCGCCCCCTGTCTTTGTGCATTTCTAGCGCCAACGTATCGACGCGGCCCGGCGCCATTCGGGGCCAGCCATCTTTCGGTGCTACTTGTGTCTCGTCCCACCCCCACGTCAGCACGATCTGGGCGTAGTGCTTCCCGCGCACCTTGTCTTCAAGGTCGGCCGCTATTCCGCGCAAAAGCTCGGCGCAGTCAAGCGCCTCTTGCCTACGAAGCCGCGTGTGGATTACTTCATGCATCCTCGTCCTCGCTTTCCAGTACCCCGCCCATCGTTCCGTCCTTTCGCCCCGGTACTCCGGTCAAAACCTGTGAAAAAATGTGCGCGGG